CAGGCTAAAATCCGGGTCAATCTGGTTATATAGGAGTGCGCCAAATGACTGCACATCAAGCCTGGCCTGTGCCTCAATCGCTACCCGCTGTCCGTCTGGGCTGTCCGGTTCCAGATTTATATCTTCGCCGTATATCTTCCGGTATCCGTCTGCTAGTTCCTGGTATATTTCATCGAATGTCTGTATCTCTATGCCGTTAGGCGTAAAATTGGGTTTCATACTGTCTCGCTTATTTGCTGTGGCACATTAAAAACATCTGTATACTCGGCCTCAATATGCACTTTACGGTTGCGATCCCGGCGTACAATATTTATATCCCCGACAGTCAACACACCACCGGTTTGGAGAATTTGCCGCTCAATAGCGCGGATTATCCGACGTTCCGTCCCGGGGCGGCCAAGTAAATTAATCCAGTCAATACCGTGCTCAATATCCAGGTACCAATCCCGTGTAAACGACCTGATTCGGGTTCGTACGTTCTGGGCAATGGCCTTACTTGCGCTGATATAATTTGCCCGGCCCTTGCCAAAGGTCCAGTCACCATTATTTGTTATTCTGCTTACTCGCATTAATTCGGCTCGCTAGTTGTGCCGCCCTTGCTGTCTGTGTGGGTATGGCTATTGAGACTAATATCCCCGGCGGTGACATCGCCATCAGCATCTACGTTGCCTGTGGTTTGTATATCCACACTGGCTGTCATAGGTCCACCACTTAACCCAGTAAAATTCCCCGCAGCTATTGTGCCGGTACAGGTGATATTGCCATCCACCACCATGTTCCCGGTCAGGTGAAAATCACCGGTTTGGGTGTGATTGCCGGTCTGTGTCCGGTTGCCTACATGCGTATAATCACCTATCTGCTCATAATCTCCCTCGGCATAAGTATCGCCAATGTGGGTTATAACCTGTGGAATGGTTTTTGCAGAAGCCAATGGATTAAGGCCAACAATGGCAAATCCATCTGAATAGTCGTGCATTCTAAATTCGGCAGGCCTGCGCTCATCCTGCCCGCTATACCAACGATCAAAGCATCTCTCGGTAAATATGAGCAAACAATAGTCCCCGGTCGCTATTGGATGTGCCGTATAACTGCCGCCGCCCTGCAAAAACACCGGTGGCACTTTAACAAACAGGGGCAATTTAATTGATTCGCCATCCACTTCCCGGTTTATAACCGGCTGGACATCAATAGTAGTTCCCCGGACACGCTCCACCCTGGCTACCGTCGCCGTGTGTAAATTAGCCTGAAACGCATGCAGGGCAATGTCTATTGTGTCAATTAGCTGTCTACGCTCCATTAAAGTACCTTGTATTTTGGTATGGGGCGGCAAGTGCAAGTTTGGCTCCACTCATCGCCATAATTGTCACCCTGATAGCTGATAGTCCGTATTTTGTATGTGCCGTTTAGATGTGGGGCCGTGGTCGATTCCAGGGCCACCAGATTGCCGATTTTAACCGCCGGATTCATTAGCGTTTCAAATGTAGTCAACATGTTTTCCCGCGTCGGGGTGCTGATTAGCCCGGTTTTTGCTGTCACCAGGGGGATAAAACGGCTGACAACCTCATCCTCCCGGATTATATAAAGTTGCTCATTCTCGATGTACCATGTTTCAAATGGCATTATCATGTCATCAATGATATGTGCGGTGTTGCCAAACATGACTTTTGGCCGGGACAATGCCGGACGTTCAGTGATTTTGCCTTTGCCGGTGTTAGGCATGTCTTTCAGGCAATCATCAACCGCCTTCTCTGTACCCTCGACTGTCCTGGACGTAAACGAGTTCAAAAAATCAAAGCCGCCGTCTAGCCCTTCAATCTTGCTTATCAAATCCGGCCCTTGCCGCTCGTTACTACCTCGGTGTATATTGCCGTTAAAAATAAGTTGTAACCGTCCTTCATAGCCCACAGACAACTGAAACGGGATGCGTTTGGTCTGTTCCGCATCTTTGACTATTGCTAACCTTTTGCGCTCTTCTAGGTTCTCCAGCTGCAATTGGATTTTATTTATCCCGCCATATATGGATTTATCTGCCTGGAATTGTACGCGCATAGGTGGGCGAATAGTAATCTCGCCACCCAGGGTTTGTATTTTAAGCTCATAATCGCGATTAAACCGGGGGTAATAACTCATGCCGGGACCGCCTCGCCACGCCTGATTTCTAGCATGTCGTCACGTTCAAGCATATACAGACTGCATCTGCCATTTACAAAATCGCCACTTTGAAACGGATCAATGCCATTGCCAGAGTTATCAAATACAACAAAATCAAACGGCATATTCCCGCTAGTGATATGGAGTACAGAGACAGACAGCTTGACGCCAAATATCTGGTAGTCGCCATATTCAATGTCCATTAACCAAATTTCGTTTTTGGGCAAAAATCGCAATTTAAGCGCGATTTCCGATTCCTCAAAAATAATTGTGTGCCGTTGGATTGGCTCATCTGTGATATTGATTATTTGTCTCAAGGTGTTACCCCAAAAAGGCTAAGGGTACTGTTTAAAAAACTTTCCTCCACTTCTTCCGGTTTCTGTGCGCCCTTATTTGTCTCTCCCTGATGCTGTCTGTTTGTCTCCTCAGCGGGATTACGCACGATTTCGGAAAATACGGTTTCCGCAAATCTAAGTTGCTGTGCTTCCAGCGAAAAATTTATTGCCTCGCTTGTATTGTCGAGCGTATATTCAAAAGACGTTATGCACATATTGTTATAGGTCCGGACTGGTCCATCAATTTTTATTAGCACATCGGAGTTTAGAATGCCCTCTATTTTGTCAATAAAATCCTCGATGTTTGTTTTTGCTGGTCCTTCCTGCGCTCCCGGTCCAGTATACCCAACCCTATCAGCTACTTTTTGCGCTGTTCGGATTGCACTGTCTGCCTGATCTATCCGGGACTGCACATCAGCCGTAATCCCTGCCACCCGGCTAATCTGTGATTGTGTCCGGCTAGGCAAATACTGTGCCACTTCGCCAACCAGCGTTTCAATCTCGCGTATGCTCTCGAACGCAGGGGAGGGCTTAACATGCACATTTGAGATGTTGCCCTCGATGTTAACGATTACTGGTTTGTTGATGATATGGTCATTTACATGGCTACCGTCTTCCAGATAGGTCACCGGGGCTTCTCGTGTCCGACTTATATTATCACGCACGCGGGCAAGTGTCGTAAACCCAGCAATACCCACATCACCCTCGGATTCATTTTTAAACGCTCCGTCTATGTAATCACGGATTAAACTCATTATTGCCCGCCTCGTTGTGCCTGATCTTGGGCATCGCGCATCTGATTTTGGACATCACTACCAATTATGCTGGCTGCCCGTTCCGGATCATTTGTCCGGACATTAATTTGCACGTCCTGATTGACGGTTGTTGACCCGCCACCGCCAGACCACCCGCCCCACATGATTTTATCAAACATAGTTCGGTCTTCCGGGGTTTTATCTGTGCCCAGGCCCAATAAATCAACCAAGGCAGCGGTCAGCCGTTGAGTTTGTCCAGCCCCCATTGTCATGAATCCGGCCCCGCCTAGGGTGTCACCCAATCCCTTGGCGGCCTCACTTGTAATAGCCTCGACTTGCTTGCCCCCGGCTTCACCGAATGATTCCCATGCGCCGGTTAGATCGCCCCGGATAAGCTGCCCGATGCCCTTAAACATATCCTTGATCGAGTCGATTATATCACTAGCAACTTCCTTGATCTGCTTCATTGCCTCTTTGAATCCGTCTACCATGTCCCGGAGCATCGGCGTTATATCTACGCCCGTAAATTCAAGGAAAAAATCACGGATAACGGATTTCCCACCTCGGAAAGCCACGATCAGATCATCAATTATTAGCCCAAGGCCAATAAGCCCTGCTGTAATCCAAAACACGGGGTTTGCAAATAGGGCAGCATTCCACCCTAAAGTAGCAACTTTCAGCGCAACGAATGCCCCAGCACCCACGGCCAAAACGGGCCACATGCGTCCCAGCATATCCATAAAGTCATTTAATACGGCCATTGCCGTTTTTACACCCTCAACAATCCATTCTCGGTTACGCTCAATCAGCCCGGTAAATTTGTCCACAAGCTGCGTCATCTCCGGAGCAAGGCCCACAGCTATGAGCCGCCGCAGTCCGTCCATTGCGTACCGTTGGGCTGTCAATGCCTGATTGTACTGCTCGGCCTGTTCCGTCTGCTCCTCGTTTAGTGTGCCAAGTTCCCGGGCCCGCTGCATCAGCTCCGACATTTCGCCGCTAGTCTGGTTAAGCATGCGGAGCAAAGATGTGTCTATCCCAAGGGCAGAGGCAAAACTCTGTTGCTCGGACATGGACAAGTTGAGCTGTTTAAAACGCCGTTGCACGTCACGAAGCACAGCGTCAGCGGAGCGTACGTTGCCGTTAGAATCTCGAACAGCAATACCGAGCCGGGCAAATTCCTCGGACCCCTTCTGTGCAGCATCCCCAATCGTAGCGGACAGAGATTCGAGGCTCGATTGCATGGCCTGGGCAGTCGACCCGGACATCTCAGCAGCAAATGACAACTCCTGCAATTTCTCAATCGCAATGCCAGTTGTCACAGACAGATTATATAAGTCCCTCTCGCCCTCCAACACACCGGACGCCCATTTACCAACAGCAGCACCAGTAGCAGCCAAGGCGGCAGTCATAGATGCGAGCAAAGCGATAGACTGATTAAGGCTTTGATTGTACCGGCGAAGTGGGGCTTCACTACCTTGGTAACTAAATTCGGTGACTAGCTCTGTGGCAACGGCCATTATCTGCGTCCCTTTTTGCTATCCTGTTCTACCTGCCATCTGTGGTGTCTAGCAATGGCGTTATCTATTGCCTCATATTCCAGGGCGTCCAAAAATTGCGGTGTGTCCCATTTCTGAATTTCAGCCAATGACCCGTAACCCTGTTTTGCTAAGTAAAACATCGCCATATCCTCATCACTCACATTTGTCCGCTGTATGTAATCTCCCTCCGGTGGTGGCGCATAAACTTTTAATTGCCACCGTTTCCGGCCAAAAAAGGGTAACTGATAGCCCCCAACATTGTAGATACAAAAATCAGATAATCTTCCGGATATTGGTCCCAGTGATTCGGGGTTTTGGATAGCAAGGAGCCGTCAAATGTAACCGCATTCTCGATCACGCTTTCCACCTCGGCCCATCGGTCAGTGTCGAGGAAACTAAAGTCACTCTGTTGTAAGTCACCCTGGACATGGGTAAAAAATGCAAACACCTTTCGCCGTTTTTTATGCGTAAGTTTTGTGATACGGTATTCCCGGCCATTTATTTCGGCAACCCCGTCTTCATAAACTTGCCGGATCATGTCTTGTGCTTGCTGTGTCTTGTCTTCCATCTCAATCACCCTTGCATTGTATCCCGGTATTATAGGCGGCAACGTGGCCGGGTGTCCACGGGTTCGGTTGCTATCCTAGCCGCCTATACGTTTACAGATTCCTGGTTGCATTACGGAAACGGATCACATATTCCATCACCGCATTGCCGTCGGTCGTATTCTTGGTGTCTGTCGGCTGTGTCAATATAGACCCGGCTTCGAACAGCCACGACTCTTCCGCGTCGGTTCCGTCTCGGTTGTATGCGGTTTTTGCCGAGCCGTTAAGCACCGGCTGCGGGGATTGTCTCCGGATATTGTTCAGGAACGCGTCACTTTCGGAATATTTGAGTACCCGGAGTGTTACGTTATGGACGTCTTTATCCGATCTTTCATTGATATTGACCCCGCCGCCAATGCCATTTACATGACTAGCCGCATCGTTAACCGGCTCGATAGTAACAATATCACCCTCGGACAGGTCAACAATCGCTGTGCCATTTATGACTATGGTTGTAGCGTCTGCTGGTAAATTAATAACTGCCATATTTTACTCCTTATCTGTTGACAAACACGATTATGTCAACGCTATGCACCGCGCCGGCCAGCTTGATTGCGCCCTGAATAACCGGAGATTCTCTGTTTTCCCGGCTAGCCTGGGACTGGTCAGCAAGCGAACCGGACAGAAAATAGTAACCATTGTTTGCTATCTGCTCTAAGAATGTTTCGCGATTGCCGAAAAAGTCCGGACTGGACCAAGCACCCGGCGCAATAACCCCGGCGCGGACAAACTGCCTTGTAGTCTTTTCGGCCTGGTCAACAATCTGTGCAATACCGCGTCTAGTTTGCGGTATTTTGGTGCTGGTTTGCCGGAGCAGGTTGTACATATCAACCTGCATAAAATCCACATAGGCAATCAGATTGTACCGCTCATCAACAAAGTTGTTTGCTCCGGAGGTCAGCACGGTAGAAGTCAATTTAATGACGGTATAAACATCAAGCCCAACCCGCTTGGCCTTGTCAATTTCGGTCTGCGTATAATTCTCAGCAGGCACGGCAAGCTCTTTTAAGTGCATTGTCATAGCTGTGTTGTCCCCGCCAAAATTGACTACATGCGTCCGGGCCATGTAGGATGCGGCAAATTTCCGGTTCCCGGCCTTGCTGTACAGCATCCGGTAATTAGTATATCCAGATAATTTGATTGACCAAACTGTGTTGGTGGTATCCACTTCCAAGTAATCAGCACCGGAAAACACGTCATACATTAACACATTGTTTGCCTGTGCCCATTCTGCCAGTGTCTCGCGGGTATCATCTGTCGGGGTGTCAATAAACATTGCGCCCCGGAATTTAACCTGGCTGGCAAGCTCGGTGATGGCCTCGAACATGGTTTCAGCGGTTAGAGTATCAGCGGCAGCCCCCTGGACAAGCACCGCACCCGACCCTTCGGACAAGTTGAGTACATCACCGATAAAAGTACCGCTCGCGCCCGCGGTTGCATAGGTAAGCTCAGAAGTTGCGCCGGTGGTCGAGCTGGTAATCACGATCTGATTGCCGTCAGCTTCGCAAGTTGCGCCGGTCAGTTCGGTGTCTATGATCTCGGCAATGTCAGACAGACTAGTGACTGTCTGAAAATCCATAGCCGACAATGACTCGGTTACACCGTCCACGTCAATGTCCATTGACCCGTCACTGATGCTCTGCATGTCATCAACAACGGTAACTTCATTTACCTGCCCGCCCGTCAAGGTTGCAGCGGTTGCGGCCACGTCCTCGTCCTGTCCTCTCCAGTACCCCATGACAAGGCGGCCACCGGCAGAGATAGGGTTGGGACTTGTGGCAAAAAACGCATTCGCAAAACTTGCGGCCTTGCTTAAGCTGCCAAAATCGGACGCCACAGATCCCGGATCGGTATAAACCCGGTATCTGTTTGCACTATCCAATGGTCCAGTTTGCTGGCTAGTCATCATCAGACATACATTAGGGTTGTCAGCTAATGCAAGCTGCGCCCCCTCTAGTAACTGTACTGTGACAACATTTTCAATATTTACACTCATAATTTACACCTCTGTTTCAATGTCTATTATTTCCTCGTTCTCCGGCCATATCTCAAACCGGGCAGTATCAATCCGCAGTGTATCCACGTCAGCGGTTACACTGTACAACACATTAAGCGTCAATTCCTGCCGCTCACCATATTGCTGTCCGGCTAAAATTTTCACATCTGTAATGCCGGATGCTAGCAAAACCCCGATACCCAGAGTTTTTTGCAACTCCCAGCCTTTTTGCGAGCTAGTAAGCAGCGAAAACCTGTTTGCCCTGTCCCACGCACCATCACCATAAAACGACAGGGTTACCGGGGCCAGCCATTGTTGGCAATAAGTCATTATTTCGGCATCACCGTCATATTCTTGGCCGTTTGACAACCGCATGGCCTGGCCCAGGCTATCGACCCCGATGTATGCTGTGGTAAAATCCTCAATGTCTGTATTGATACGGCCAATCCGGATTAACTGCTCATCATAGCCAAGCAAATCTCGGACAAACATTGCTGTTTTGCGTAAAGCCTCGTTCATTCGGTCGGCTCCTTGACTGGCTCCTTGGTTTCCTCGGCCACAACCTCGGTATATCCATATCCACGCCACGGCCCCCGGCTAATCACACGATAGTCAGCATCGTAATATTCAATCAGTTCATCAATGCTTATGTTGTTTTGACTGTGGACCATCAAATATTCTTTGCTCCAGTCAATAGTGTCCGGGTTCAGATTTTCTTTTTCGGCAACCTGAACAACACAATTTTGCATGCGGCCCGTGACTGTTTCCACCGGCTCAAAATCTATAGTGGTGGTTGTAACGGTTTTAATCAAGACTGGCTGTTCCCAGTCAATTAAAACATCTGACACGTCTACAATCATTCCGCACCCCGCACAATATAGGTAATGGAGTTCCGGAGCGTACCGGTATCAATTAAAACCTGACTTGACCCCTTGGCGTCCTTGGTGCTCGGAGAAATGTCCGGCCACGATCCATAACCCCGGCTAGTAAATGCGCCCTTGACGATATTGACCGCCTGTGTACCGATTAGCCCCATAGCGCGTTTGGCATTCTGCCCCTGCTCAAAAACAGACCTAAACTGTGCAATGGTCGTTTCATCCATCTGCTTTTTTTGCACCTGAAATGGTACACGCAGGAAGGACCGCCTAGGCACTCCTGCCCCATATTCATGCTGTGCCCCCACCTGAACGACAGTCATGCCGCTGCCATAGACCTGCCCGCCAACTTTTTCGGCAGGCAAACCCACGGCCACAACCGCACTTCTAGCTGTACGTATATTGTCAGCCATTTGCTGGGTGTGTTTGACCATCTGTTCGGGGGATAGCTTCATACAAAAAACGCCCCTTGCCGCTTGCGTGTGAGCATCAGATATTGAGAGCCATATTTAGTGGTCTTAAACCACGCCATACGGTTATTGTTCGGCGTATATTCGCCATAACTTACAGACACATTCCCGACCGACTTGGACTGTTCAGATTTGGGGTTGCCCGATCCTGGTTTAGTATGGACTACAAGCAAATGAGCAAGCAGATTGAGCACTATTTCTTTGCCACAATCTTCATAATTGCCACCCCAATAGCACGGCCACACGTTTTCCAGAGCAGGTAAACTACTGTCTACCGTGTCCGCGTCAAATTCCGGAAACCGTGCCTTGAAGTCGTCAATAACAGACATTAAGTGTACTCCAGTTTACCCATATTGACAGCCCGCTCAACTTTCACCGTGCCGCGCTTATCAGACAGGTCTTTTGCTGTAGGGGCATATACATCCCCCGGAGCTATATCTTGACTATATACCTGCCAGCGATGGCCGGATATATTGCGGACACCGGACGGCTTATTAATATTGTTAACCGTCCGGCCCTCGTCCGCGTTTATGTCAATAGCATCATCTGGGGATTGTGTTTTCTCAATGGCGTCAGCTATTTGCTGCTTGGTCCAATTATGGTCCACGCCAACCCCGAAAGCCTCGGCCTTTTGGATCAGGTCATCCTTGCGTATTCGCAGAATGTCCATAATGTCCCCCTTACAGTCCGGTCAGCAAACGAGCGGCGTTGTCCTCGATAACGTCCAGGCCGGCAAGAGCAAAGTAGCTCTCGACATAATACTTAAACCCACGCTGGTCGATACTGGACACATTCAGCGGGACCGGCAAGCGGAACTGCATTGCCCGACGGTTGCTGGAAAATGCCGCAGTGATGGAGTTCCCACTCACAGAACGCGCCTTGGGAGTAAGCCCGAACTGTATTTCCGGGAAATTAGCCTGGAGCGCACGGAGCACGGACATTTCCGAGCCGGCGGCATTCAGGATTTTCTTGGCACAGGCGTTATATACGTTGTCCGGCATAACCACACGATCGGCTTTGTAGGTGTCTACATTAAGCACACCTGCCCACTGCGCGGTAATCAGATCGGCAATTTCCTGGTAAAGCTCCTCGCCGGTTAGATTGGCCGCAGTATCGGCGGCGGCTCCATCTGCAAACCCGGCATAGTTAAGCAGGCCGGTAGTTTTCTGTGAGCCATCAGTCCGGACCTGTCCAAGGTACCCAATTTCGTCGATTTTCTGGTTAAATCTCTCGGCGTGGGCTTCCAAGAAACGGTTCGGCAGATTGATGTTTTCCAACTCGGCTTGCTTGAGTTCCACTTCGGACCAATCGGAATTAGCCTCCAGGGAGTAAACCGGGATGCTGTCATCCTCGCCGACAAGGGAAATTTTGCCGTTGGTGTTGGTGTTGGTCCCGGACTCGCGAAAGTCGCCCTCGGGCCGGAGCTTTAGTTTGCGGATACTGGTAGCATAACCGCCCTCGTTGTTAACAGTCAGTCCTTGGTTGAGGAAGGTCAGCCCAGCATATTCCTGGGTAAATATCTCCGGGCTTACATGCTCCAGGGACCGGGCAAGGATTATGCCCCCCTCATCTTTAAAATGCTTCTTGGCGTATGCGGTAGCCCCCTCAAAACTCTGGAGGTCATACAGTGCCTTGATCTTGTTCATATCCATTTTTTATTCTCCTTCAAAATTACGTTTAAGCAGTGGTGATGGTCAGTTCGCCAGCGTCGTAGATATTTCCACCGAGTTCAGCCCACAGATAAGTGGACCCGCCACCAGTTATGGTCAGCGTCAGAGTGATGGTCCCGGTATCATCAGATATGACCAGATATTCGGCGTTTGCGGTGACTTCTTCTTTCTGCGTACCATCTGCAACGGCTATCCCGTTAATAGCGTCAATGCCAAAATCATCAGCACCGCCTACCCAGATGCGGGAAAGTACATTGTCCTCATAATCATCACCGTTGATGTCCTGCGCCTGGATGGTGACCGTGCCGGTGTCATCTCCATTGTCGGTAAACTCAATGCCCAGCGAGGGCAGTGCGCTATATTCCACGATGCTATTTTCAACGCCGAGCATAACACGGACCAACCATACACCATCTTGCTTCTCTTCCCAAAACATACAAGCCGGGACTTCCAGCTCTCCGGCGTCGTTGGTCGCCTTGCCAGCATCGTCAGTGCCATCATTGACCACGTACACCTGATCGTACTTGCTCGGATCGGCCTGGTCAGTCACGGTTACGGTAGCCCAGCCAAAATTGATAACCTCGGCCACCTGGTCGATTTCCTGACCAGAAGTGGAATAAACCCCGTCACCAATCTCACCGGTGATCTTACGCCTTACAACACCGGCAATCTGCGGAGTGGCAGAGCCGGACAGGTTCTTTATAGTATCGTCGGCCTGATCATACCGGCAAAACCGGCCCTCGACCAAACCATCCTCAAAAAGTTCAAACGCCTCTACGTTGTGGGGCTTACTTTTGAGGACTTCCCCAGCCATCAAATCTACATGCTCGCTCAAAACAGTGTTTCCAAATGCCATGTCTTTATCTCCTTAAATTATTTGTTACTTGTCCAGGTATTCTGCCACACGCTTTTCCAAGCTGGACGGCATAGCCGAGTCACCGAACCGGGAATAATCCGGGGCGGGCTTTTTCAGCAGCTTAAAAGCCGTAGGCAGTTCGCTGTCTTCAAACTCCTGGTCGCCGTACTGCGTCGCTAGGGCATCGCGCATGATCTGTGTAGCGGACTTGGCTCCAAAATCATAGTCAGCATCCAAAAAGTCCTTGGCCTTCGCCATGACACCAGCGTACTTTTTCACTTCCTTGTCAGCCAACTTCTGTGCCTTTTTCTCGGCCTGCTTTTCGGCGGCCTTGGCTACGGCGTCCTTGAATTTCTGGCTGTCCTCGAATTTCTCCTTTTCCTCGTAATCCTCATCCTCCATCTCGGGTCCCTCCGCAGGTTCCTCGGCGGGCATAACTCCCTGCTCTTTGGCGTAAGCCGTGATCTCCATGAGCGGCCCCATCAATTCCTTGAGCTTGTCCACCGGCACTTTCTTGATTGCTTCGGGCAAATTTGTGGCAATCTCTACCACCTGCTCCAGCGAAATCTCGCCGTCCTCATCGTAAAATGCCTTTTTCACAAAGTCCTTTTTCATTTTTTTCTCCCTCTCAAGATTTTTAATTTTGTCACCTGGCTGTTTATCCAAAAAACAGCACAGCGGCCCGCAACGGCCATTTTCAACTACGGCTAAATGGTGCGGGACAATATTTTGCTGCTCAAAATCGTACCGGTCATGTGGCACAAGATCGGCAGAATACCCCAGGGACAGTTGACGCTTGGTGTTCAGAATGTCCAACATCGCGTCAGAAACTTGCAATTTGTTTTTTATCCCGATCCGTGCATCGTCCCCGGCGTCAGCCAGGTCCACCATCTGGCTGTCAATTACAGAGCTGCCAGTATCCGGGGCGTTACCGTCCAGACTTACATGCTCATCAGTAAGCGGTATCCCGACCAAATCAGGGAACACATTGCCGATAGTTGACGTGGACCGATAGACCGTGAACACCTTGTCCGCTGGCTCCATGCCTATTTCGCTGCCCAGGTATTCAAGCACCCCATCCCGGACAGAGATAGCTGTTTTATCCTGCGCGTCAAAATCTACCCGATCAGCAAAATGAAGCCGCTTAGAACTATCACCAAATTGAGATTTACAAATAGCCCAGGCACGGTCTTCTTCATAGCCCTCTTCGAGCAGAGCTTTGACGCACTCATCCACTTTTTTAGGCATCCATATCCTCCTCATTAGCCGGAGGAATCACCATTTGATATGTGCACCGGCAATTGTAATCGACACCGGGCAATAGCGTTTTGCCATCACAGGACGAATAAAGCCCCTCGGCTAGATTAAATTCTCGACCATGCCGTTCAGCATGACAATTCCGCACCCGCTCATCTTCCGATGTGATCCATATAGCTTTTTCGATGCCAAGGTTACGCGCACGCGTCTTTGTCACCAGCGAGTTAAATGTAGAAATCTGTGTCCGGGCAACCATCTGTGCGTGATTTTTACGCTGCTCCACCATGCTGTCAAACTGGCTCATGATGTCGTCGATGCCCCGGCCCTCGGCCATGTCGCGCAGGGTGTTCGCCGTCCAATTCTGGAGCGTTTCGTCCCGCATCTTCTTAATCCACTGCGCAGTTTCAAGCTGGTAAGCATTGATCTGATATGTCAAGCCCTCGGTTGCCTCGAATTCGGCCTTGTCAATCCCTATTCGGCGTTTAGCGGCATTATAAAATACGTCCCGGTTACGCTTATTGACCTTTTCCGTGATCTTCTTTGCCATCTCTTCCAAACGGTCATCAGGGAATTGCTTGGTCAATTTGCGCCGGACCTTCTTTGCCAGCCGCAGAAACACATTGGCGAAGTTGCCCACTTGCTGGTCCGCGAACATTTGCCGGAGTTGCTCCGGCAAGGCGTCCTCGGCCTCGGTATGAAATTTCTCGATAGTTGACTTGTGCAGCTCTTTGAACACCTGATTCTTGTATCGCTCCTGCATCTCCTCGATCATGTACTTGATAAAATCTTCAAGCTGCTGTTCCTCGGCCCTGGGCGGTGCGGGGCTTGGTATCTTTGCGCCTTTAACAGATTTGACTTCACGTTTAGCCATCATCTTCACCCAATAACGAAGCTAAATCCATATCTTGATCCGGCTCCGGCAAGGCGTCATCATCCACAGCGGGGAACACCTGATCCCATGCGTCCGGGGTGATTACGTCCTTATCCTGCAAGTATTTCCGATAATCCTCGCCTAGTTGATACATGATGAGTGCGTTTTTAAGGGCTTTCTGCTCATACTCCACGCGTTCGCCCGGTGCTTCGCCCTGATTCTCTTTGAACCATACCCGGCCCCGGCCATGCAGGGCCATAAGACGATTGATCGGTTCTAGCAAAAATTCAGATTGCAGCGTTTCAATAGTTTGCTGCAATACCTGCCGTTCACCCTCGCCGGTAGAATTAAGCCCACGCGCGGCCTCGCCTACAAGCCAGGATAGGGGCAGCCCTGTTACCATAGCCAGCCGTCGCAGCGTAATCATATCCGAATCGGACAAGTTAGAAAGCTGCTGATTGTGGACTTGTATTTCGTCGTTTGCATCCACAACCCCGGCTCCGTAAATGCTCCGGGCATCCTCCAGGGTGGTCAGATAGGCAAACAAGTCACTTTCTTTGTGATCGGCCAAAAGTTCTTTAAATCCCTCGATTTTGTAAAACAGCGTAGAGGCCCGCTCCAGTATCCCCGGAACTGCCCGCTGTACGACCTGATCGCTGACTATTTCATTTCGGACCAACTCAAATTCGGAGATACCCCCGAAATTGTACTGTGCCGCGTCAAACTCCACCGGCTCGACATACCGGAAATCAATCACACGCTTGGGATTAATTGCCACGCCCCGGACATTAAACGCATTCGGCTGGAAATAATCGGGGCTAGCCAGATCAAGATTTACACTCGACACATAAACCATATCGCCGGAAAAGACGTGATATTTGACCTTGCTCCAATCCTGAATTCTCCCTAGGGGCTGTGATAGGTCTGCATCCGGCTCATGCGGCACAATCAGGCCACGGCCAAAGGCCAGTTGATATTTGACAGCCTTTTTGACTAGCGATTGTAGACAGGTTTCATAAAATTTCTGGTCGGCCTCGTTCTCGAACTGCAAGGTGTCATTTAGAGCAAGCCCCGATTTAAGCCTAATTATTTTGGACCCGATTCCGGTTTTGTATATGGC